TTTAACAAATACATTTCTTGTAATGATTTCCACGCAAAATAATCAAAATTGTAATCATTCTCGTGATTTATTACAGAATCAATATTTTCAGGACCATATAGTTCAATACTTTCCATTAACTTATCATTAATAATACCATCAACGTGTAATGTGTGCATTGTATTACAGAAACTTTCATCAGTTTCTTTGTGGTATGCAGAAATAGCCACAGAAGACGCCAATCTTGAGTAATCGTGATGACTTCCGGTATATGCCGCAGCAATCTCATAAACTAACTTATCTAACTCTTTGGTTGTAATAACACCCTCTGTTGGAACTGAAGTAATCACTTTAATAAAAACCTCATCAGCATTTACGTTTAATCCTCTTGCCGCTCGTTTAACTCTATTGTATATTTTCTGAGGATTAAACGATACTTCGTCCCCTCCTCTTTTTCTTATCTTTAATGACATCATATTAAAAATCGTCTGTAAATGTTAATGATTCTCCTAACTTAGCCTTTTGATATTCCATAGTTCTTGACTCAAAGAAGTTTCCTTTTGTTTCAACAGCTATCTGTTCCATAAACTTAAATGGTTGTTCAACATTAAAATGTTTTTTACATCCAAACTTAACTAATAAACCATCAGTAACAAATTCAAGATATTGTTTCATCAAGTTTGAGTTCATACCAATTAAAGACACTGGTAATGATTCTGTAATAAATTCTTTTTCAATCTCTAATGCAGATAGTAAAATTTCTTTAATTCTTTTCTCCGTTGGTTTGTTCTCAACGTGATTGTTAATCAAATGAATTGCAAAATCACAATGTAAGTTCTCATCTTTGAAGATTAATGAATTAGCATTACACAATCCTTGCATAATTCCTCTTGATTTCATCCAAAAGATAGAACAGAACGAACCTGAGAAGAAGATACCCTCAACCGCCGCAAACGCAACTAATCTTTCTTGGAAGGAAGCATTCTCAATCCAATCAAGAGCCCATTTAGCCTTCTTTTGAACTGCTGGTAATCTATCAATTGCGTGGAAACATTCATCTTTCTCTTTATCGTCAGATACATAAGTATCAATTAATAATGAGTACATTAATGAGTGAATGTTCTCCATCATAATTTGAAACCCGTAAAAGAATTTTGCCTCAGCATACTGAACTTCTTTTAAGAAATTCTCAGCCAAGTTTTCATTTACAATACCATCAGACGCCGCGAAGAACGCTAATATATTTTTAAGAAAATATCTTTCATTATCAGATAAGTTTTCCCAATCTCTAATATCGTTAGATAAATCTACTTCTTCTGCCGTCCAAAAAGCAGCTTGATGTTGTTTGTAAAATTCCCATATATCATTATGTTCAATTGGGAAGATAACAAATCGGTCATTATTTGGTTCTAATATTTTTTCTTTCATTTTTAAATTAATTTTGTGTTTGTTCTTTTTGTTTTCTTTTGTCTAACAAGTCTTTGATTCTTTGTCTATTTCTTTCTTCAGTTTGTTCTTCTAATCCTAAGAATGTTACTGAACTCTCAGTATCAATCTCCAACATACCGTTATCAAATTTACAATTCTCAAATACAATCCCATCATCACCAATACGTGATTTAGTAATCGCAATAGTTGCTAGTTTCATTTCTTTTTGTTGTAGAGATTTAGCCACGGAAATGATTACGTGTCCAACCTGTGCTTTTTTGATAGAACCACCCATTTGGTCGGTAGTTACCACATCAGAAGATATTGAACTTCTATTACCTTGAGTCGCAGTCCATCCTACTAAATCAAGTTCGTGACACATCGCCTCAAACGCTCTCATCACAGACCCTTCAGATTTCCATTCATCACCCAAGTTTTTATCCGGAACCACACAATCAATGTAGTCCAATAACACCATATCAATTTTGTTTCCTTCAGAAATCATTTTTCTAATTTGATTCTTAATTTGCATCATTGTTACAGTATCAGATGGAAGTTTTTTAAGAATAAGTTGATTAGACATTGTTTCTTTAACAGTCTTAACTTTTTCCATAACCTCATCTTTTCTTATAGACAATTCATCCGGGTGGATTTTAGTCCATAATGTAATGTGTTTACGTTGTATAATCTTCGGGTTATCCTCGAAGAATATTTGTAAAACATTGTATCCCAAATTAAATGCGTGATTTGAGATTTTTGTCAGTAAAGTAGATTTACCAACACCTGTTGGTGCTAAAACAACACCGATTTCACCCTTCGCTAAACCACCTTTTAAGAGTCTATCTATCCCCGGAATACCCATTGGTATCGGATGACGATAATCTTCGTTTAGAACCTCATCTAAATTACTAAAAACACTTTCCGTTCCCTTATCGTGTTCCCCAACTTGAAGAGCTTTACTAACCAATTCTTCTAATGTGTCATAACTCTCAAATTCACCCGCATCAATGATTTTTTGAGCTTTCACCATTACTTTTTGTAACTCTTGTTGTTTACAAAATTTCATAGATTTTTCTTGTACAAATTCTGCCCCTTCAACATCAGTTTCTTTTACCTTATTTAGGGTATCAATAACGATTTTCGCCGCTAAAGGTTGTTGTAACTCAGATTTTGTAATTTGTTCTAAAGTGTCAAACGTAGGAGTATGTTCGTATTTTGAGTAATATTCTTTAATCATTTGGATGATTAATTTGAAATATTTATTCTCAAAATAACTTGTTTCAATCACATCGATAATAGACCTTGAGAAGTCTTTATCAACTATGATTTGATTTAATAATTGTAGCTGAAATGTGCTACCGAGATACTCGAAATTTTTGTTTGTCGCCATATAATTTTTATTAGTGTATTTGATAAATACTATACACTTAGGTTAACGTCTAGATAATTGTATGTTAAATTTTTTGATGAGAAAATGTCAGTCAAATTCATTAACAAGTTTTTTAGGTGTGGGCGTACATCTACGGTATATCTTACCTTAGGTGGGTATATTTTAGCATCTATCTGTCTATGACAAATTGTCATATCATTTTGTTTGATAAAGATGTTAAAGTACTCCGGTCCGTCAATATAAGACGTTTCCAAAATAGCCGGATTGTTAATAATTTCGTACATATTGTCGGACATATATGTTACGGTTTTCAAAGCTAATTGAGCCTGAACGTCGTCTTTCAAAGCGTGAATTAATTCATAAAGTTCTAACGAATTTTTAGCTTTGTCGTTAAACTCTCTCACATTGAAAAATCTTTGAACGATAATGTTATCGTTTACCATCATTAAGAATTCTAATTTTACTGAATCTTGGTCTTTCATAATTTTTAATTAATTGTTTTTAAAATTTCTTTTTTCTTTTCTTGTTAGTTTCATAAAGGGTCTAACAAAATTAACCCACGCGTCGTCTACTTTAGGTAGATATTTGAAGAATCCGTCATCCATCATCATCTTTATAAGATTTCGATAACCCCTACCATCAGGGTCTAAACTTTCCTTATAATACAACTCAACAAGTTCTTTTCCTTCTTCAGTTATCAGAGGATTTGATAAATCTACAATTTTTTTATTAACTTCAAAAAATTCATCCCCATAAACACCACTCTTAGTTTTTCCTGACAATAGATTCTGTAATGTCTTATTACTTCTATTCTCTTTTAGTAGGATTTCAGCCTTTTCTAAAATATCGGTAACAGAAACCGTTTTTTCAAGTAACTCAGGAAAAAACTTTATAAGTGTTTTCTCACCAAGTCCGGAAATACCATCAATGTTATCAGATTTATCCCCCGATAAAATCTTATAGGTACGGACATTTTGATGTGGGAAATAATAATATTCCAACATTACTTTGTCACCGTTTCTGAATGTTTGTTTTGTTTTTGGATAATATACCGAAACCTTATCAGATATAAGTTGGATAAGGTCTTTATCCCCCGAGAAAATCGTTTTCTGTTCGTTTTCCGAGATTTGGCAGTAATAAGCAATCAAATCATCCGCCTCATTTTTTTCGACGTTTATTTGTCTTATATAACACTCTTCCAAATACTCTTTAATCCTCTCTTTTTGTTCTTCAAAAGATTGTTCCTTAAAATCGTCAGTTGTTCGTCTTTTTTCTTTATATTGGGGATATAATGTTTTTCGGGTAAGGGAATTATCATCCCCATCCCAAAACACAACTACTTTGTCGTAGTTTTCTTCGTCTATAAGTCTACGAAGAGTATTCACAAAGTGCCATACGGCACCTATGTGTTTACCTTTATTAAAAAAATCTTTAACCCCGTGGAATCCAATTTTTGTTAAATTGTTACCATCCACTAATAGTGTTTTAACCACTTTTTGTTTGTTTACGTTAGTACTAGTCTTCGTCTTCTTCTTCTACTTTTGAAACAATATCTTTATAGACGATTTCTCCATCACCTGATAAGATTTGATTCCAAAATTCAGAGTATTCTTTTTTGTATTTCTCTAAAGCCGATTTGTCGTCTTTAATATACCCTTGTGGTACCGCAATGATTTTACCATCTTTGAATGAAATGCCATTAACGTGGTTTTTCAATACTGAGATTTTAGTTCTTGTTGCGTAAGCCACGGTTCTTCCACCTTTGGTTGCCGTAATGTGGTTAATACCTGCTTTCTTCTGATTACCAAATAAGAATACTAAACTTGATGCCAACCATAACGCCTCACCACCTTTAGCTTTAATCTCAGGTTGTCCAAATGGATTATCCGGAAGGTCTACCCAAGGTTGGTTGATTACAACCATAGTTGCGTAATAAGGGACACTTTCTTTTTTAGTTTTAGAAATTCTTGAGTGAATACCCATACCAATTGTGTCTGCAAGAGCAGCTGCGTTGTGCATTTTTCCACCTTTACCTTCGTAAGTCATCTTACAAGGAATAGAACCAACAGAATCCCAACAGAATAAAATGTTATAAGGAATATCACCACTTTCTTGCGCATCCAATATATCATTAATATAATCAGTTAATTGTTCTATATAATCAAAACTATCGTTAAAGATAAAATGACCATCCCAATTACCATCCTCATCTTGTTCTGCTTGTAATCCTAACTCAACCGCGTGTTTCCAACTCCATTTTTTCTCAGTGATAATTAATACCGGTAAATCACCTCTTTTTTGAGCGTCAGCCGCTGCTAAAATCATTGCCGTTGTTTTTGATGAGTTTGAATGTCCCAAAAACATATTGATTCCACCCATAACAGGCCCCGGTAATCCACAAGCCTCCATAAATGCCTCACCACAATTATAATAACTTTCGTCTTTATATTTTGTTTTGGTAGAGTATTTACCTTTAATATCCTCCATAGAGAATGTTTTCTTTTTTATTGCCATATGTCTAAGTAAATGTTAATTTTTGTAAGTTTTTTAGACAAGTTGGACACCGAGTTATCCCAAGTGTCCAAGTTATATGTCCAAGTTAGTTTTTTTTTGATTAGAACGGCATATCGTCATCCCCTTCAGCATCCGCTTGTGGGTCTGCCGGTGTAGATGGTTTAGAACCACCAAAAGACATTTCAGCCTCTTCTGAGTTACCATAGTCGTAACCACCTTTATCAGAATTCCATTTTGGAGTCTCACCTCTTGCGATTGCCTCTAAGTATTCAACCGGTTTTTTAGAATAAACATCTTCCCAAGTTAACTCATCGTTAATCCAAGAATCAGCAAGTTCTTTGTCCTCGTGAACTGAAGTCGCATCATCATACATAACGGTTTGAATTACGGTGTAGTAAGCACCTTTTGGAGTTTTTGCTTTAGTTAATTCTAAGATAAGGTCTCTTCCTTTTTCAGGGTCAGCGATGTCTCCTTTGTTTCTGTAGATAGGGATGATTTTGTCATAGATACCTTCATTTTTGTAGTTAGATTTGAATCTCCAAAATTTAACTCCGTCTGCCTCGTTATCTCTATCAATAACTTTAACAATATAAAATTTACGTGCCAAGTAATTTGACGCCAATTTTTTATCTTCCTCTTTACCTGTTGAACGAAGTTCTTCGTATACTTCAGTTAAAGGTGAACGTTCATTGTCGTTTTTTCCCGGGTCATAAAATTTTTGGAATTTTCCATCAACCTGAATCTCGTGGTACCAAACTTCTTTAAATGGTGAAGAACCATCTGTAGTAGGTAAGATTCTTAATCTTCTTTGGCCTTGAGTTTCCTTATCTTGAAGGATTGCCGCGAAGTATTTTTTCATTCTTTCTTCTTGTGTAAATTTTGAGGTAGAAGAAGTACTACCTTGTTTTGATTTCTCGTATTGAGCCAAAACTGCGTCTAATGAATTTGTCGCCATAGTGTTTAAAATATTTAAAGGTTTATAAAAGTATAAGTGTCAGCCGTGTGTTTGTCAAATTGTTTGTGAAAATAAAACGGACTTTTTTAGTCCGTCTTATTTTATGCTATTTTTTGGAATCCTCCCTTTGACGGGATTGAGTCTTCAAAATTTCTAAATGTTTTTTTAATCTCGTTTGGTGAAAAATCTTCTACCTCATCTTGAGTTAAAATATACTCATTTTTTCCGGACTTTTCCATATCTTCTTCTTTGTCTTCAAAGAAATCTGATAATTTTTGGTTAAATGGTCCTGAATCTAAACTTCTTAGTTCTAATTTTTCTTGAGGTGTTTTATCTCTATATTTTTCAACTTTAGCCTCAATATCGTTTAATTTTGTCATAAGACCATCCATCTCACCTAATTTAGTTTCTAAATCAGTTAAATGTTGGAATAAGTTATTAAAATATTCTTCTTGTTTTTCCTCAACTTTTTTCTGAGAATTTACTAAGTCAGTAATATCTAATTCTTCTGTAGAGCCACCCGCAGTTTCAGGTTTTGCATCATCACCAAGTTTTTCAACATCAGGGTCATTATCAACATCAATAGGTTGTGGTGTCGGTGCTGCCGGTGCCGGAGGTGCTAAATTAGGGTCCACAGGTGCCCCTGCTGCAGGGTCTGCCGGTGGAAGAGCGTTAGGGTCTTCAGCCGGTGGTGGAGGTAATGTTGCATCTTGTTCAACAATGTATTGATTGATAGAATTGTATCTAGCAATCTCCTCAATAATTCTATTATCTATTTTTCTCATTATCCGTTTAATAATTGTTTTACACCTGTTAATGTCTCAACTTGTATTTTTTTATTTGTATTCATTGTGTTATCCACACGTTCTATTAAACCATCTTTCATTCTGATAGTGTAACAATCACCTGTATCTAAATCACATACTTGTTTAGAACCATTACCCAAATCTTTCTCTGAGCTTCTTGTGGTTTTACCTAAATA